GATCATGGCAAGATTACTGATAAGTTAGCACGTATGTTTATCATGCTTTGCGAAAAATATGCCATGAAATTTAACTGGCGCGGTTACACATACAATGATGAAATGCGTAACAGTGCCATACTTCAATTGACATATGTTGGATTACGTTTCAATGAAGCAAAGAGTGCTAATCCATTCGCTTATTACACTGCTGCTATCACAAATAGTTTCTGCCGTGTATTGAATACTGAAAAGCGTAATCAAAATATTCGTGATGATATTCTTGAAATGAATGGATTGAACCCAAGTTTTACTCGTCAAATGAGTGGAACAAAATTCAATCAATATGAAGAATAACCAAAAAACTTTAAGTAAATCAACAACTTAGATAAAATATATAGATGTCTAACTTATTTAAGAAGGCAGCAATCTTTACAGATATACATTTTGGTTTAAAGTCAAATAGTCTGGAACATAATCAAGATTGCGCCGATTTCATTGATTGGTTCATAGAAACTGCAAAAAGTGAAGGTTGTAAGACATGCTTTTTCTTAGGTGATTATAATCATCATCGTGCCAGTATTAATATCCATACTATGCAATATGGATTACGTGCATTAGAAAAATTAAATGACAATTTTGATAGTGTTTATTTTATTCCAGGCAATCACGATCTTTATTATCGTGACCGCAGAGATATACATAGTGTTGAGTGGGCAAGGCATCTGCCAAACGTGCATATCATCAATGACTGGTTTAGTGAAGGCGATGTCACTATCGCGCCATGGTTAGTAGGAGATGAATATAAGAAACTGCCCAAGATCAAAGCAACAAAATATTTGTTTTCGCATCTTGAGTTGCCACGCTTCTATATGAATGCCATGGTAGAAATGCCAGATCATGGTGAAATTAGCGATGAACATGTAGTTGGATTTGAACAAGTATATTCAGGACATTTTCACAAAAGACAATCGCGTAAAAATATATGGTATATGGGCAATGCTTTCCCACACAACTATGCTGATGCAGGTGATGACGCACGTGGCATGATGATAATTGAATGGGGAGAGGATCCTATATTCAAATCATGGCCTAAACAACCAACATTTAGAGTTTATAAATTAAGTGAAGTATTAGAAAATCCTGACGGATATCTATTACCACGCAGTAGTATTCGTGTACATCTTGATATTGATATTAGTTATGAAGAGGCAAATTACATTAAAGAAACACTTGTACCAAAGCATCAATTACGTGAGATGGGATTAATACCCATAAAACTTGATCAGCACACACTTGATCTTGCTCCAGGTGAGTTGAAATTCGAAAGTGTTGATCAGATAATATTAGATCAAATCAGCAATATTGAAAGTCAATTTTATGACCAAAAATTATTGCTAGAGATTTATAAGAATCTATGATACTATTAAAAAATATTACATTAAGAAATTTTTTGTCTATTGGTGCAGTTACACAGGCTGTGAACTTTGATAGCAAAGAATTAACATTAATACTGGGTGAGAATCTTGATTTAGGGGGAGATGGTGCTAGAAATGGTACTGGTAAAACTACCCTAATCCAAGGTCTTTCATATGTATTGTTTGGTACTCCAATCAATCAAATTCGTAAAGATAATTTAATCAATCGCACTAATGCCAAAGGCATGATGGTTACACTTGAATTTACTGTAAACGGAGTTGATTATAAGATTGAACGTGGACGCAAGCCAAATATACTTAAGTTTTATGTAGATAACAAAGAAGAAGAATGTGTGAACGATGCTCAGGGTGAGAATAAAGAAACACAAGAGCATATTGAACGTGCGTTAAACATGACACCTGATATGTTTAAACATATTGTTGCGCTAAATACCTATAGTGAACCTTTTTTAGCCATGAAGGCTAATGATCAACGTAACATTATCGAACAGTTGCTTGGCATAACATTACTCTCGGAAAAAGCAGACCTTATCAAAGAACAAATTAAATTAACTAAAGATAAACTAACCGAAGAAGAATACAAGAACAAAGCAGTTGAAGAAGCAAACAAACGTATACAAGAACAAATTGAAAACCTAAAACGAAGGTCAAAGTTGTGGGATGCCAAGCACAACGAAGATTTAAAGAGGTTAAAGGATGACCTTGAAGAACTTAAGAAGTTAGACATTGATGTTGAGTTACAAGGTCACAAAGATTTGTCTGAGTATAATCAGCGTAAAAAAGACATGGCTGATATCGACAAAAACATCTCGCGCACTGAAGATGATATTCACAAAGAAGAAAAAAATCTTAAGAAGGTAGAAAAGGAACTAGAACAACTTGCTGAACACAAGTGTTATGCTTGTGGGCAAGACTTGCACGATGATAAACATGCTACTGTATTAAAAGAAAAACAATTAGCCAAAGCAGAAAGTAATAAAGCAATTACCGAACATACTGAATTTTTACATGAACTTAAATCTGCTAAAATAGCATTGGGTCCTATAGGTAAACAACCAAAACTATATTACGACACAGAGCAAGAGGCGTTCCAACATCGTAGTATGGTTGACAGTCTTGTTAAATCTATAGATGAAAAAGAAAGTGATGAAAATCCATATACTGATCAAATAAGTGAGATGGAGAATCAAGCATTACAAATCGTTGACTTTAGTAATATCAACACATACAATAGAGTTCTTGACCATCAAAAGTTCTTATTAGATTTATTAACCAGCAAAGACAGTTTTGTACGTAAGAAAATTATTGATCAAAATCTCAGTTATCTCAATGCAAGGCTCACACACTACCTTGATAGAATCGGATTACCTCATCAAGTAATATTTTTAAACGATCTATCTGTTGAGATAACTGAGTATGGACGCGAACTTGATTTCGATAATCTAAGTCGTGGTGAACGCAATAGATTAATACTGGGTCTATCATTTGCTTTCCGTGATGTATGGGAAAGTTTATATAGTCCAATTAACACATTATTTATTGACGAATTAATTGATAGTGGTATGGATAGTATGGGCGTAGAAAATAGCATGGCTATTCTCAAAGACATGTCACGCAATAGAAACAAATCAGTATGGCTAGTTTCGCATCGTGAGGAATTAGCGGGGCGTGTTCCTAGTGTACTTAAGGTTGTAAAAGAAAATGGCTTTACAACATACAATGCTTCTGCCGAATATGCAATGTAATGCCAATACTAAATCCTGACAAAATTTACTATTTGTATAGTGATGATATCAAAGACGAACTAATACAAGTTCATACTAGTAAAATGGTTCAGGGTTTTGGAGGTATTTCGTTACGCTTTCGTAATTTTTCTGAATTGCCTGTATATTATCTGGAATTTAATTCAGCAAAAAGTCTTAACAAATTTAAATTAAATTCATTTATTAATTTTGAAATTTTAAATAAAATAATAAACAAAGATATATTTTTGGTACTAAACAACTCCTATGAATCATTCCATGATGTTGTAGACAGTATCTATACCAATATAGTAATTGAGCAGCATATACCTGAATCACAAATAATACTATGCAGTGAATCTAGTGACATATTTGATAAAATTCTCAGTGTAAGTAAAATTTATAATAAAGAATTAATTAAAGCAGAATGGTTACGTCAGGGAGAGTACGACATACAAAAATGTAGTAAACTTATACGTAACCAAAATGTAAATATATTGCAGACTAAAGAATATGATAAGAAATTCTTATGTCTAAATCGCAGATGGCGCCCACATAGAGTAACATTAGTTGCTCTGCTAAAAGATTTTAATTTAATTGATAAGGGCTTTGTAAGTTTAGGTGAGGCTGATGATAATAAAAATTGGTCAAACATATGGGATGAAATTATAGAATTAAGTAAACATTATGCAATTATAAAAAATTCTTTAGATAAAAATAAAGAGTCTTTAATTAACAGTCCTTCACTATATGTAGATACTACAGATTTAAAAACAAATCGTGTAGCTTTAGAACCAAAATTAATAAAGTATTATAAAGATTCATATTTTAGTGTAATCACTGAAACTAACTTTTATACTGGTACTGCACCACATTTAAATAATCAATCTGGTAGATTATTAAGCGAGAAAATTTTCAAGCCTATATTGTGTGGACATCCTTTTATCGTAGTAAGCGTTCCTAATTTTCTAGAAAAACTTAAAGAGATAGGATACAAAACATTTAGCCCTTACATTAATGAGTTCTATGATACAGTTTTAGATGACAATGAGAGACTATATTGTATACTGTTAGAAATTGAAAGATTGTGTAATTTAAATCAAGATCAATTAACTTATTTTCTTAACGGTGTAAAGGAAATTACCAAACACAACCAAAGTGTATTAATAAGTAAGAAAATATTTCATAACAAATTTTACGAATAACTAACAATATGCCTAGCCCACAAAAACAAAAGGGTTCAAGTTTTGAACGTGAAATTGCTGCTTTTTTAAGCAACCTATACCGCGAAAGTTTTATACGTGCTCCGGGCAGCGGCGCATATGTGGGCGGCAAAAATCAAGTTCGTACACAGATATTACACGAAGGCCAAATACGTAGTTTTAAGGGTGACATTGTTCCAGGACAGAGTTTCCCAAAATTTAATGCAGAATGTAAGAGTTACGCTGATTTTCCATTTCATTTAGTACTAATGGGCGACTGTAAAGTATTAGATGGTTGGTTAGAACAAATGATGGCTGTAGCTGAATCTGATGATTTTAATATACTGTTTATGAAATTTAACCGCAAGGGACGTTTTGTATGCGTACAAAGCAAATACACTTGGGTCACTGATCAATTTATGTATTATACTAGTAATAAATTGGGTGATTGGTTAATAATTGATTTTGATCACTTTTTTAAATTGAATAAAGATTTCGTTAAAAAATACTCTAATATCTCTATAGACACCAAGTCGAATACTATAACACTTGATACAAATACCAATACTTTAGTTAGCACAAAACTTAATTGATAGTTTAACTATCCTCCTTGAGCAAGCCTGGGAAGCCAGTAGCCTGCGGATCTGGAGTAAAGATACTTTTATAGTATCGTATACCGAGAGGGCAATCGAAAGGTTTGCGAACCCTCAATGAGTACATATCTTATTTCGTTTTGCGGATATGTAACATGCGTTATAGTAGATGATGAGTCTACAACTACAGTCCATAAACTTTACAGTATAACCGGTAGCATAATACATCAAAACAGGATAGTATTATGGGAACAAACGACATGGATGATGGGCAGGCAAGTTCAATCTTTGGTAGTGCTGTAATAGCACTACCATGGCTTCAAAGCGGCAAAATATATAAATCCAAGAATAATTTAAAAGAAACTGAGTGAGCGATAGCGAACGAAGTAGTTGTCCGTAGGACAACTTTAAAAGAATGGTAAATTACTCTTTTTGGTTGTTTCAAGATTTTGCTCAATTAATTTATTACACATGTCATATTCCTCTTGACTTAAGTTTAAAACATCTGTATAGGAAATACCACCACGCATATACCATGCTATTGATAGAGCATTTTTTTTAATTGTATTAACGTCTTTTTCGTATTGATCTATGAGCTTCTTAATTTCGTCAGGAGCGAGATAAAGAAGCCTTAGCCGAAAAAATCAGACATGTTTAGTGTAAACGGTTGTTCAAACTCGTTCCCACACTCCGTACACTTTATATCGAGTGGTTTTAAAGATGCCTGTGAGCGAAGGCTAGCATTATAATCACGTATAGTTACATAATCTTTCATATCTACATTCTTTAAAAATTCTAAAATATATTCAGGCTGAGACACTATGGTTTCTGGAGTTTTTATATAATCTATTGCTTTAGAAACTAGTTCCATAGTTAAATCAGTAAGGCCACGTAATGCTTGTTCTGTTAACTTATTCTTTTGTGCTATATCTTCAGTGCCTTCAATTGATGTAAAAAGTTTTTGTATCTCCATTTGTTCTAAACTAGATCGATTTAATTCACGATAATCTAACGGTTTAAACTTAATTTTTAAATCATTTATTGATAGTTCTTTATTATAATCGCCACTTTTCATAGTATTAAGTGCGCTCACTAAATTAACACCATACATGGCTTCATTTGAACACTTTGGGCATTTAGTGTTCACATCTATACTTCCTGCTCCTGAAGCAGCACGTATAGAAATTAAGATACTATCAATATCAATATTCTTTATTACCCATGGATCTTTAATATCTGGTACACAACTTTTAATAATTTCAACAACAGCAGTACCATTAAACAGTGCGTCTGGAGTTTTACTAGTAATTTCATCTATAGCGGTCATTGGATAGACAGGAAGTTCACCTGAATCACTAAGTGTGATAGAACCTTCTGGATATCCTTGACCCCCGCTAGGAAGTTTTAAATAAACGCTAGGGCGACGAAAATACTGTTTTAAAGGATTAGTATTCATAAATGGATTAACCTCAATAATAGTGTAATTTTGGCACTAAATAGTAATGTATTTAGTGAGCATATAAATGGCAGAAAAATATGACGTAAACGACCCAGAAAGCGTTAGAGCTTATATTATTGAACAGTCGAAGATCCAATCTAAACTAACAGCCGATACTTCAAAGTTTGGCAAGGCTATGAATGTTGCATTCGAGGGTGCCGGCAAGGCAACCATGAGTTTTGTTAGCGCCATTAGTTCAGCAGAAAAAGGTTTCAGCAAATACGGCAATTTATTCCAAGGCTTGGCTGATACTGTAGGACAACTAACCTCTGATATGGGTGTCTTTGGAAAAAGTATAGGTGCTGCTGCTAAAGCCTCAGCAATTATGATCGAACAAGTCTTTGCTCAGACTGATAGAATTAGTAGAGGATTTGATGAGATTGCTGATATAGGTGCACAAGCACATTTTACAGCACAAGCATTAAGAGGTGTGACAGAAGCCGCAGGTGGTAGTACATTCCAAATGCAGGCTGTTGGTAAGGCTGCTAAGACTGCGGGCGCTGCATTTATAAATGTCGGTGATAGTGTAGGTACTGGTATGCAGAAATTTGGTGATATCGTCACCAAAAACATGACTGGATTTAGAAAATTAGGATTTACATTTGAAGAAGTTTTTGAATACACCGGCAAATATTTACAACAAGCCAACGCATTAGGTATAAACTTAAATCGCCCTGTTGCTGATCTAAGAAAATCATCTGAAGCCTACATGAAGAATTTAGTTATATTGGCTGATTTAACTGGAGCCGATATTAAACAACAGCAAGCAGCACTTGACTTAGCAGCAGCAAATGAAAATATTAAAATGAAAATTATGATGCTTGAAAAACAAGCATCAGACGCAAATAGAGCCGGAGACTTTGATACTGAAAAAAGAATACGTCAACAAGTTGAAAATATACAAACTGCTATAAAAGGCATTTCAAGATTTGATAAAGAAGCGCAGATAGCCTATCTACAATCATTTGCCAGCGGCGGTAAGGTAATGACTGAATACACTGCGCGATTGCAAGTAAGCGGTCTAGATGTATTAAAAGCAGGTAGAGATTTAGAAGCAGGCGTAGAAGGCACTGTTGTAACTGCAAATATAATGAATGAAAACACTGCTTCAATTGACAAGACTATGCAACGTTTTGGTACCGGCATTGCTGAATTAGGTCCAGCCGGTATTGAATTAGCAAAAACTATAGGAGTAAGCACTGAACGAATGACTATGGCATCAGAGCAAGGTGTCACTGGTCAAAGAAAAAATGCGCAAGCAGCATTAGAGGCAGGTAAAAAAGGTGTAGATGCACAGCAGGCTACTAGGGACGCCTTAATGGAAGGCGTTGCTAACATGGAAGCAATGGAAAGAAAGTTCCAGCAAGGCCTAGATCGTGTAATAGACCGCTTTAACCCATTAGCCGTTGGTATGGAAGATGCTATTGACTCCTTTAAGGTTCTAGCAGCAGCAGCCTTTGCTGCAACATATGCTATGGGTATTATGACTAGTGCGCAAGCACGTAGAAACCCATTTAGTAATACCAAAGATAGATTTGGTCGTTTAACTGGTCCAGGTCAAGGTCAGTTAGGTCAAACACCAGCAAATGCTATGTTGGTAAGAGTTATTAACCTACAAGAAATATGTAACTGTGTAGGTGGCGGCGCTATGATGCCTATAGGTTCTACAGGCATGACTAAGGCTCAGCAAAAACAATATAGAAAAATGCGAGCCCAAGGCATGTCAGAGGCACAGGCTCGTGGTAGAATTTTAGGGGCAGGCGGCGTTGGCACAGGTATGCCATTACCGGGCACAGGAGGCATAGTTGCTCCTACTGGACCTCAAGCAGGTGGACCACAACGAGGTAGATTCGGAAGATTAGTATTAGGCGACGAAAATACTACTGGAATTATTCCTACTAGCGGCGCAGGTGTTAGAGATCGTATGGGCCATATGGCTACGGTAGGAGGTCACGGCGCTGCTGCTATGGTAGGTGGTTATGCCCTACAACAAGGCGCAGGAATGTTACAAAGCCTAAACGTTGTTGATGCAAAGGGCGCGCAAGGATTAAGTGCGGCAGGTGGAATAATAGGTTCGGCGGCACAATTTGCTCTGATGGGTTCTGTCTTTGGTCCTATAGGTACAGGATTAGGAGCAGTAGCCGGCGGGTTAATGGGCGTTATTGAAAACTATGATGGTATTAAATCATTCTTTAGTGATAGCAATGAAATCACAGAAAAAGCAAAAGAAGCAACAGAAGCAGCAACGATTGCATCACAAACATTAACAGACCAAAGAACACGCAATGAAGATTTCTTAAAATTAGCAATTGAAGCAAATACAGAAGCAACTAGACAAAATACCACAGTTACCACACAGTCTGGTGCCGTACCGGGTGCCGAAGCGCGACCTGGAGAAGAAACTACTGGGCCATCAAAAACAGTAGAACAAATAGAAGCAGGATTTGATGAACGCCAAGTTGAAATGGCAAAAGACTATGTCTCAAAACGTCAAAAATTATGGGATGCATGGAATAAAAATGACGAAGCAGAATTAAAAAGACTTGAAAAAGAAGCCAAAGAAATGCGCGATAGATTTACAAGGGAGCGCGATGTAGTAGTTGGGTTTAGTGAATTTGGCCCAATAATGGCTAAAGAAAAGTATATTGAAGATAAGGCTGCTAAGGAATCATTAGCAGAATTAGAAAATAAAATTTCATCAACAAAAAAATCCGTAAGTGCCCGCACTCAAGCTTTAAATGCATTAGAAAAAGAATATGTTAAAAGTAGAGATGATTTAGAAGAACAAAGAAGAAAACTTCAAATCACTAGAGAACATGCCGCAGCATTTAGTAAGGTAACTGACGAAAGACTTCAGATACTAGCAGACCTAGTAAGCGGCAAAACTCCACTAAGTGGTGGAGCAGGAGCAAGCACATCAAGTGGAGTAGATCGCGGCGATCTTATAGCAGAAGGACTTAAACTAAAACAAGGAGATGTTCAGGCTCCCGGGGCAAGAGTAGATAGTAGGTTAATAGATTTATCACAACAAATACAAAATACTATTCCTGACTTTAAATATTTTTCATCATTCAATGATCAATATCATCAACAGAACAGTCCTAATAGTCAACATACAAAAGGCAGAGCAGTAGATTTTACACTAACTAGCACGCCAAGTGTAAAAGAAGGTAGAGACATTGTTGCACAACTAAAGTCAATGGGCTTTAGCCACGCAATAGATGAATACAATAATAGAACTGAAAAATCAACAGGTGGACATATACACGCACAGTTGGCAGAAGGCGGTATTGTACAAGGACCTAAGTCTGGATATGATGTAGAAATGCACGGTCTTGAAGCTGTTGTGCCATTAGCAAAAAATAGTGTACTTGCTCAATTAGGTCAAATGTCCATGGGTAATCCATCTTATGAAGGATCATTAGGAATTACCAAAAATGATTCAATTAAACAAATATCTATTTCAAATACTATTTTAGATAAAATAAGTAAAATGGAAGAAACAAAGGAAAGTAATTTAACAAATGCTGAAAGTATTAACCAACAAATAGCAGAAAAAGTAGAAACAGCGATGAGACATGTTTCCGATCAAACAGTTAAATCTACCGGAGAGTATATTTTAAGATTGGAAAGGGTAATCGATATACTACAAAATCAACAAAGTACACAAGAAAAAATACTACGTGCATCAAGGTCATAATATAAATAGTCTTTGAGATATATCAATGCCATTAACCAAACGTTTTTTAAATAAATCGGGTATTAGTAGTCCCATTAGCGGTCTTAATAGTAACACTGGTGCCTGGAACAATAGCGTTAATAATACTACGCAAAATAGCAATTTAGATTGGAGTTTCCGTAACTACATGAGTAGACTTCCTGAAGTCTACACTGGACATCCTAATCGTATTGAACGTTACAATCAATATGAAATGATGGATGTTGACGCTGAAATAAATGCTTGTTTAGACATTATATCAGAATTCAGCACACAAACAAATGAACAAAATGGAACACCATTTGCATTTAAATTCTTAGATGATCCTACGCCACACGAAGTTGAAATATTAAAAACTCAACTACAGCAATGGACTAATTTAAACGAACTTAACCATAGAATATTTAAAATATTTCGTAATACAATTAAGTATGGCGATCAAGTTTTTGTGCGAGACCCAGAAACATTTAAATTGTTTTGGGTGGATATGGTAAAAGTTATCAAAGTTATTGTGAATGAAAGCGAAGGCAAACTGCCCGAGCAATATGTATTAAAAGATTTAAATATTAATCTACAAAATTTAAGCGTAGCACAAAAAACAAATACAGATTTTGCTGCTAATCCTGCAACAGGATTAGGCGGAACAGGTGGCGGAACTAATACACCTTACACTGTACCTGCAATGCCATATAATACCACAGGCAGTCGTTTTACATTGGGTCAAAGCGAAAGTGCTATTGATTCAAAACATGTAGTGCATTTTAGTCTTACTGAAGGACTTGATAGATTTTGGCCATTCGGTCAAAGTATATTAGAAAATATATTTAAAGTTTACAAACAAAAAGAATTACTTGAAGATGCAGTATTAATCTATCGTGTCCAACGTGCTCCAGAACGCAGATTATTTAAGATTGACGTAGGTAACATGCCAAGTCATATGGCTATGGCATTTGTAGAGCGCATTAAAAACGAAATACACCAGCGTAGAATTCCCAGCGTGTATGGCGGACAATCAATTGTAGATGCTACATATAACCCACTTTCAATGAATGAGGATTACTTCTTTCCAGTCACCGCAGATGGTCGCGGATCAAGTGTAGAAGTTATGCAGGGCGGACAAAATTTAGGTGAGATTGACGATCTACGTTATTTCAATAATAGATTAGCACGTGGTCTGCGTGTACCAAGTTCATACTTGCCAACTGGTCCAGATGACAGTGAGCGTATTATGACTGATGGTAAAGTTGGTACTGCACTAATTCAAGAATTTCGTTTTAATCAATATTGTGAACGTTTGCAAAGTTATATGGCAACTAGATTCGACGAAGAATTTAAATTATTCTTACGTTGGAGAGGATTTAGTATTGACGCAGGATTATTTAAATTACAATTTAATCCTCCACAAAATTTTGCTAGTTATCGTCAGGGCGAACTGGATACAGTTCGCGCTAATAATTTCAATACGATACAACAATTTCCCTATGTTAGCAAACGTTTTGCACTAGAAAGATTTTTAGGCTTAACTGAGGAAGAAATGGCCAAGAATGATAAATTATGGCGTCAAGAAAATACTGATGAAAAATTAGATAAACCTGTTGGTAAAGATTTGCGTAGCGTTGGATTATCTATTAGTGACATTTCCAGTGATCAGGACTCAGCAGATGAATTACAAGCAGCTCCAGAAGCCAATGCAGCATTGGGCCCAGAAAATATTGCTGGGCCAGTCTCGACAGCACCAGCAGGGGGCGCCCCAGCAGCCCCAGAAGCGCCAGCAACTCCCGCTAGTCCTGTAACTTAAGATAAATAATTTTATGAAACTATTTGAAATGTTTGATCCCCCTCTTACTGGGTATCAGGACGTAAAGAATGATAACAGTAAACCAAAGTGGGAAACTACACGTAAATCCAAACTTACTCTTAAACAATTACGACATTTACGTAAAATGTTGGATGTACGTAACTATGAAAAAAAACTAAGTTTAGAGCAAATACGTAAACAGTATGGAGCATCGCCTCAGGCCCCAACTCCATAATTTTCTCTAAAATCCTTAAAAACGCAAAAAAATCGCACTTATTGAACACTTTTTATTGATACTCAATAAATAAATCTACAAAGCCATTTCTTACAAGGAGAATTTCAAATGGAAAACAAAAAGTATGAAGAACTCATTGACCTAATTATCAATGAGAATGAAGAAAAAGCTCGCGAGTTATTCCACGAAATCGTAGTAGAAAAGTCACGCGAAATTTATGAAAATATCATGGCAGAAGAAGAAAAAGACATGTCAGAAGGTGACATGGTTGGATCCATGATGGATGAAATCGAAGCCGATGAAACTATGGCAGAAGATGATTCAGATGTAGAAGAACTAGATCACGATGCAGAAGAAGCCGGCGACGAACTAACAAAAGACATGGAAAAAGACGGCGATGAAGATATGGACATCGAAGATAAAGTAGATGACCTAGAAGATCGTATCGTTGACGCTGAAAACGAAATTGACGAACTAATTGCTAAGTTCGAAAAAGAACTTAGTGGTGCAGGCGAAGAAATGGAAGAAGAAGCAGATATGTCTGAAGAAATGATGGAAGATGAAGATGAAGAAGATGAAGCAATGGAAGAATCAGAGGAACATCTAGAAGAAGCAGTAACACTCAAGAAAGTAAGTGTAACTCACGGGGACAATGGTGCAAACACTAAGAGCCCAGCATTAACTAAACCTAAGGTTGAAGCAGCAGGTGTGAAACCAGTCAAGTTCTCAGGCGATGCAGAAGTGGTCCCAACTGGTCCAAAGGCTCCATCAAATGAATACAGCAAGAAAGAAGGCAGTCTTCCAGGCGCAGGTAAGTTTAAGAATGTCCCAGGCCAGGACAATTTCAAAGAAAAGGGTGAGTCAGCACCTAAGCCAGTCACGAAAGATGGCTCAGCTGGTGGCAAGAGCCCAGTGGCCAAAGGCTAATTAAGGGTAACTTGTAAACATGGCTTTGTATCTCAAGGAACACTTAACGTTTGATAGAGCAAACATGGTCGTTGAATCTGTTAGTGAACAGGGCAGCGACCTAAAGACCCTCTATATGAAGGGCATCTTTATTCAGGGCGGGGTAAAGAACGCAAATGAGCGTGTTTATCCCGTTGCTGAAATTGAGACTGCCGTTGAAACGTTAAACAAGCAGATTACAGAAGGTTACTCAGTATTAGGCGAAGTCGATCACCCAGATGATCTAAAAATTAATTTAGATCGTGTAAGTCACATGATTACAAGCATGTGGATGGATGGGCCAAACGGCTACGGCAAACTAAAGATTTTACCAACTCCAATGGGTCAACTTGTAAAGACTATGTTGGAGAGTGGTGTTAAACTAGGCGTTTCAAGTCGCGGATCAGGTAATGTAAGTGACTTGAACGGTAAGGTAAGTGATTTTGAAATAATCACTGTTGATATTGTCGCACAGCCAAGCGCACCTAACGCATATCCTAAAGCAATTTATGAAAGCCTTCATAATATGAAGTATGGTCATAAAGTTTTAGAAATCGCTAGGGAAACAAGGGGCGACAAGAAGGTACAAAACTATTTGGCTGAGGAAGTTAAACGCCTCATCAAAGAGTTGAAAATTACATAATAGGGGAACGCAGCATGTTAGATGCTATCAAACCATTACTTGACAGTGGTCTCATTAATGAAGACGTTTCCAAGACTTTAAATGAGGCTTGGGAAGCAAAGTTAGTTGAAGCCAAAGAACAAGTACGTGCAGAACTACGTGAGGAGTATGCACAAAAGTATGAGCATGACAGAAGCGTGATGGTTGAGGCTCTAGACAAGATGGTAACTGAAAGTCTATCAGAAGAAATTCGTGAGTTCCACGAAGAAAAGAAGATTATAAGTGAAGATCGAGTCAAGGGTCAACTAAAGATGCAAGAACACGCAGAAAAGTTTAATGACTTTATGGTCACTAAACTTGCTGAAGAAATTCGTGAACTACGTAATGATCGTAAAGTTCAAACGGAAAATCAACAAAAACTTGAAAAGTTCATTGTTCATGCCTTAGCGCGTGAAATCAAGGAATTTAGCACAGACAAACAAGCAGTTGTTGAAGCACGTGTTAAGTTAGTAGCAGAAGGTCGCGAACAATTAGAAGCACTCAAAGCAAAATTTATTGCTGAAAGTGCATCAAAAGTTGGCACTGCTGTTGCTAAACATCTTAAGACTGAACTATCACAGCTTAAAGAAGATATCAAAGTTGCTAGAGAAAATAACTTTGGTCGCAAGTTGTTCGAAGCCTATGCTAGCGAATACAGTGTAACTTATCTAAATGATAAGGCTGAAACTCGCAAGATAAAGGCAGAACTTGCTGCTAAGGAACAAGAACTAGCACAAGCTACAGCAAAGGTTGATGAAGCCCAAAAGCTAGTAGAATCAAAGGATCGTGAAGTTCGCATTATTAAAGAATCAACTCAGCGCGAAAAGGCTATGGCAGAATTGCTATCGCCATTAAACGATGAGAAGGCTTCAGTAATGAAAACTTTACTTGAAGGCGTCCAAACACCAAAATTGAAGGTCGCTTTCGACAAATATTTACCATCAGTACTTAACACTGGAAGTGAAAAAGTAGGCGCTAAAACTACTATAACTGAAAGTGTTGTAAAAGAAGTTACAGGTGATAAACAAACTGCCAATAAGAAAGTTGAAGAAGATCCAGTTGCCGAAAGTAACTTGATTGATTTCAAGCGTCTGGCAGGGCTTTAATATAAAGACAATTAGGAGATAATATAATGTCTAAAGTACTCTTAGAAAGCCGTTGGGACGAGACTAAAGATGCCCTGTTAGAAGGTCTAAAGGGAACTCGTCGTTCAACAATGGGTGTTATTCTAGAAAACACTCGCAAGCAGTTGCTAGCAGAATCTTCTGCAGGCACTACAACTGCTGGTAATATCGCAACACTAAATCGCGTTATTCTTCCAGTAATTCGTCGTGTTATGCCAACTGTTATCGCTAACGAATTAGTAGGCGTTCAGCCAATGACTGGTCCAGTGGGTCAGATTCATACATTACGTGTTCGTTACGCACAGTCATTAACTGACACTTCAGCAGCCGCAACAAGCGTAACTGCTGGTGAAGAAGCATTGAGCCCATTCAAAATTGCTCAGGCATATTCACGTACACCACAAAATACTGCTTCATCATCAAGCTACACAGGCAATGATACAGCAGCATTAGAAGGTAACGGCGGTAAGTTAATTTCTGTACAAATCTTAAGACAGGCTGTTGAAGCAAAGTCACGCAAGCTACAAGCTCGCTGGACATTCGAAGCCGCTCAAGATGCACAGTCACAGCATGGTATCGACGTAGAAGCAGAAATTATGGCTGCTCTAGCACAGGAAATCACTGCTGAAATCGACCAAGAAATTTTGTTGTCACTAAGCACTCTAGCAGCAACAGAATTTACATACAACCAAGCAACAGTATCAGGCACAGCAACTTATGTTGGTGACGAACACGCTGCACTAGCAGTTCTAATCAACCGCGTTGCAAACTTGATTGCACAGCGCACTCGTCGCGGTGCAGGTAACTTTGCAGTTGTATCTTCAGCAGCTTTGACTGTTCTACAGTCAGCAACAACTTCAGCATTCGCACGTACAACTGAAGGCACTTTCGAAGCACCAACTAACACTAAGTTTGTTGGTACATTGAACGGTGCAATGCGTGTATTCGTCAACTCATATGCTAACGATTCTCAACCAGTATTGGTTGGTTATAAGGGCTCAAGTGAGACTGACGCAGCAGCATTCTACTGCCCATACATCCCATTGATGTCAAGCGGTGTTGTACTTGATCCATCAACTTTCGAACCAGTCGTGTCATTTATGACACGTTATGGTTATGTAGAGTTGACTAACACTGCAAGCAGCTTCGGTAACGCAGCTGACTATGTAGGCGAGATCGCTGTACAGAACCTAACATTCCAATAATAGTTGGAAGTGTTGTTCAAAAGATTGGGCGCCTAGTGCGCCCTTTCTTTTTTGTGATAAATATTCTTATAAAGGATAATTCATATGGCAGCTGAACCATTTAATTCACTAGGCGGTATCACAGTAGGCATTCCACCTATCGATGTTGTTGATGCCAATGGCAATATTATTACTAATTTAAATTATGCTAATGGTAATGTTACAGCAAATCGTGTTTTTGCAAACGTTTATAATTACGCTAACGGTGTATCAATTCTTGCTAATGTTACAGGTGCTACTGGTCCAGCAGGGGCGACAGGGGCAGCAGGAGCCACTGGAAGTGCGGGAGCAACTGGTGCAGCAGGTGCTGCAGGTGCTACAGGGGCAGCAGGAGCCACTGGAAGTGCGGGAGCAACTGGGCCTGAAGGTAACGTCGGAGCCACCGGTGCTGCTGGCATAATATGGGCAACAGCGCCAACAGCAAATACTGATCCAGGAACTGCTGGAGAGGCTGCATATGATATCGGTGGAAACTTATATATTTGTGTAGACGCAAATACCTGGGCTAAGTTCTCAGGTACAACAAGTTGGTAATATAAAATGTCAGATCCAATTTGGGTAACACCTGCAGGAAATTTAGGTACTATAGTAAGTCAAAAATTAATAATACCTATTACTTTGTCTGCTACTCCTGTTTATCCTGCAACTACCATTTTCTATAAAATATACTCAGAAAATTTACCTCCTGGTTTAGTATTGTCAGTGCTAGGAGTAATTAGTGGCACAGCACAATTTGTAAACGCTGATACTGTATATGGTTTTACAATACAAGCATATGACGATTTAGGAAATACATCATTAAGAGATTTTTTCATTACTATTAAAAATCCTAACCCTGTTTGGATAACACCTAGTTTTTATGAATTAAATGGCAGACAAGTAACTGATACAAGCATCTATAATAATGTTACATGGAATTTAGGAACTTTTCCAAATGATATTAATATACCTGGAATTCTAATTAAAGCCCGTAGTCCTGCTGTATCAGCTACTAATTTAACAGCAGGAGATACTTATGAAATATTAAGTACCAATGCTGGCGTTAATCCTCTAACAGAAACAAACTTTACCACTGTAGGAGCCCCAAATAATAATATAGGTACAAAGTTTATTGCTACCGGAGCAGCAACAGGAACTGGTACTGCATTTCTAACATATCCCACTGCTAGACTTACATACAAAATAATTTCAGGCAAACTGCCTTTAGGTTTAAGTTTAGTAAATGACAAACAAAATAATAGTGCAATATTACAAGGGACGCCGTCAGAAGATGTTGAAAGTGAAACTTATATTTTTGTAATTCGTTGCACAGACAATAACTCTTTTATTAGTGATAGAACATTTAGCATGACTATTTCTGGAAGTTTAGTTCCTTATTTTGAAACTCCTGCCGGGGCATTACAAGCAACACTTGATAGCACTTGGTATACAAATCAAATAGAATTTGTTAATCCAGCAGAAAATTTGTATGCCGCTAGTATAGCGATAGCAAGCGGATCATTACCACCAGGATTAGAAATAAACGAGGCAGGGCTAATACGCGGCTATGCCGAAGCACCAGTAATAACAGAGATTTACGAACAAATTAATACTGCTATTACAAAAACTACATATGGAAAAAATACACTGACAGCATTATCTACTATAGGATTTAAGATAGGTAGACCAATAAGATTTTCTGGAGTAGTGTTTGGTGGTGTTGCTACATTTGATCCTTTAAATATTACTGGTACTACATATTTTATTAAAAAAATTGTTAGCAACTCAGAATTTACTATTAGTACAGCACTGGGTGGGCCAGAATTTATAATTTCAAGCGACACAGGCATTATGGATGCAACATTGCCTGACAATACACAAGTTACTCCAATAAATAAAATATTTAATTTTACTCTAAGAATAGATAGCGAATTAGGAAATATTTTAAGAAGTTTTAGTATACAGGTATTAAATCAAAATTTAGTTACGGGCGTAGGAAATATTAGAACTCCCATTATCTATAATACAAGACCAAAAACATATAATATAGACCAAGATGTTTCAAATTATGGATTCTATGTCTTACCAGAAGGCAGTATTATAACTGGCGATACATTTCCCTTAACTACTAATGCACCAATTGGAAAGTATTTTGCTAATAATTATTTTACATTTAAAATACTAGGGTATGATTTTGATAGTGATACCATAGAATATTTGTTTAGTTTTCCAACAGATGATAATACCGAACTAGATACACAATTAATTGGAGATAGTAGCACAGGTTGGATACGTGGCAATATAAACGTACCTATTACTACTATTTACAAATATAATTTTTCTGT